TATACGTCCAGCTTTTCGATCTGCCACGACTCCAGCATGGCATTGAGTGCGATCAGGCCATCTGCAGATTCATCGGCGGTACAGGACTCGCCGGAACTTACGCCGCCTACTAGGCGGGCGGCTCGGTCAATGATATTTTGCGATGTGGCCATGATCGTTCATCTCAAATCTCTTCTGCGATTTTGGGAAGGCGACCAGGGCGGCGGGGAGGCGTGTCCTGTGGGTTAGGCGGTAGTGCGTGGGAAGGAATTTTGATGCGCGTTACTTCAACCGGCAAATCAATATCAAAAGCCTTCCCAACTTTTGAATCTTCAGGAAGTGTAGCAGTTTCGCGCTTTGCGTCAAGTAGCTTTTGCCTGATCGGTTCTCCATCAACCCATCCAGTCGGAGATTCGTGATCTGGAAATGTGGCAAACCCACCTGATTCTGAATACATCAATTTGGACATACAAATCTCCAAGAAAACCCCCGGACCGAAGTCCGGGGTTGTGCGGCAGATTACGAGGTTGCGAACGGAGTAGCCAGAGTACCAGCCCCGTGCAGTACGCCGTGAATTGCCCACTTAGTCGTGGAAATCGCAGTCAGCACAAAGCGGTCGCCAAGCAAGCCGCCCTTGGTCGCGCCGTCTTCGCTGATCGCCACGTGAGTTGTGCCATCTGCCTCGAAGTAGTCGCCAGACTGAGCAACGGTAACGTCACCCATGATGATACCGCCCACGATGAATTCCGAGGCGATAGTCTTGGTGATTACCTTGTAAGCATTCGACGTAACCGCAACGGTCGCAAGGAACTCAAACTGCATCCCTGCTACCGGAGTCGGCAGGGTGTAGACAACACCCGCTGCGCGATCCATCAAACACAGCGAACCAGATTCAGCCGCCGTCAGTTGACGGGTTGCCCCGACACTCTGAATGACATTCCGGTGCGCGCCTTTTTGCAGACTTCCTTCCGGGCCTGCATAACCAATTTGTTCAAGAGCCATGATGTTTTCCTTTCAGGAAGATGGATTAGGCGTTAGCCGCGCCGATGATACGGGAGGCCCATGCCGGACGGAGTGCAGCCATTCCGTACAGAATATCCACGCGCATCAGGAGTTCGTCATTGCGAATGTCCGAACCCATCCAGCAGCGAATGCTCAGACCATCCTTGTTGACTCGGACGCATTTCTGCGCATCGTCCAGGATCGGCAGATCGGCAGTCACGAACTGGTAAGCCTCTTTGTGGTACATGAGGTTCTGAACGTAGCTGGTCGAAGCGTTGCCGACAAACACCGGAACGATGCCCGTACCATCGAAACTCGCCGTGGTCAGTTGTGCGCCAGCAGCGGAACACAGATTTTGACGGGGGCCAGTCAAGTAGATAGTCGGAGAAACGGTCTGGATGGTAGTCGTACCAGCAGTCACAACGAACTGTTGGAGAACGCCGAGCGAAGCCTTGGTTTCAGGGTGGCAGGCATAGATGCCTGGAACGGTGAATACCGCGCCGGTAGCCGGAGCCGCCGACAGGGAAGCCATCGTCATCACGTTACCACCATCAACCACGGCAGCAGCAGCCGCCATCGTACAGGTCACGTCAGAACCGTTGGTGAGCGTCCACATGCGGTCGTTTTCGTACCAGTCGGCCATTGCGGTGCGACCGATCATGCCTTCGCGGTACTGTTCCTTGATCTGCGAGGAATCCTGAAACAGACCCTTCAGACCATTGACCATGCCGCCCATCGTCACGGAGTCGCACTGAATGAAGCGGCTACCATCCTTCGGAGCCAGACCTTGATTCAGCTTGGCGCGAGCCGAGCCAACAGCAGCCAGATCGGTCAGAGCACTACCAGCAGTACCGGCAAGGTTGTAGGTCGCTTTGGTAGCGTAGGCGAGGAAGTCTGCTTCAATACCAGACACTAGCGAGGAAATCGCCGGCTGGATGTACTTGCGCGACAGTTCATCGAAGGCACCATCCGAATCGACGGACTGGATCAGTTCAGCCGAGTTGAAGCGCATATCAACGCCGTCCTGCGTTGCGACGGTGATGGTCTGCGAGGCTTCGGCCTGATCTTGCACGGCCATAACGCGGGAACCCTGACGGCGGGTGTACATGTTCGGGGACTTGACGCGCAGGGTTTGACCGTGAGCGCCGCGACCCGGATCGTAGGTGAAAGACGAATCGTATTGACGATCCACCGTACCGATGAACTGGGCCTTTTCGTGCGCAATGCGCAGCGATTCCTTGGCAACCAGATCGGTTACAACAAAGACGTTTGACATGACTTGCTCCTAATATGAGGTTATCGCCGTTTGGCGATTTGAGCCGCCCGTCGCTTGCTGAACTCGTCGTAGTCTTTCACGTCCAGAAGGGACTTGATCGACGTAGCTTTCGAGCCAACCGGCGTAATGGGTGGCGTAGCTTTTGATACTGCTACAGGCTTCTTCAAGCCTTCCTCAATTAGCGTGAGTGCGCGTACCGCCCCTATGGGCGTCAATCCGGCGATCCGTTCTGCGTCTGCGGGATTCGTGGCTAGGTGATACGCCAGCCTTGGCCCGTTCTCGCTTTCCATAATCGCTTGCTGCATGATACTTGTCATCGGCACATCGGACGCTGCCACAACATCGTGGAAGTCCGGTATGTCGGCGGAGGCCACCCGCTTGTTCCAAGCCTCGACGGTTTGTTGCTGCGCCGTCTGCGCTTTTTCTGCTGCTTGCCTCTGCTCGTGTTTCGAGAGAGTTTGCGATGCGATGTATTCCGCCTTCGCGGTCACATATTCATCGAAATTGTCGAACTTGTCAATAGTCGGCATTCCGGGGTCTGTGGGACGTGCCGGTTCAGCCTTGGCGAGTCGCTCCTCAAGCCTGATACGTTGTTCCCGTTCAGCCTGCAAATCCTTCTCGTACCTGCGGCGTTGCATGGCCGCGTCACGGTCGAACTTCTTTTGGAGTTCTTCCGCAGTAGGCGGAGTAGGTGTCGGAGTTTCGACGGGTGGCGTTGCTTCTGGAGTCTCAGCAGGGGCAGGGGATACGGCGGCAACGGGTGCAACGGGGACTTCGACTACGGCTTCTTCGGACATTTTGGTTTCCTCATGTGAGTGGTGTTACAAATCAAAAAGCAACATTGCTATTTGTGCATCTTCGTACTCCTGTTCCCGCCGTTCGTATTCCAGCCGGATCAGTTGTGCGTACATCTCTTTCCATGCCAGTTGTTGCGACAACAGCCTTTCTCGTAACGCCTTCTCTGCTTGTGCCGCCTCAACATCCTTGTTCTGTACTGTGCGTTTTTCGACAGTCTTTGCAACGACTTCGATTACGGCTTCGACAATCTCAGGCTCTACTTCTTCGATGTATCTGCGGATCGGGCTGCTTAACCACGGATGATTCTTGTAGGGGAGATACCCGCCGCTATTTTGTTCTGTCTCTACTGGTACGCTTGCAGTGAGCGTTCCTTCGGCCATGAATCCAAACGTGGTCGATCCGACCATTGCGTTTGGATCAACAGTTATCGGCCCCCAACTATTGCCCCAATAATCTAGCCAACTCCCACCCCATGAGGATGCCATTTAGATTGGCCCCCACTCCGTTCCAGATTGCCCGTCTCCAGTGACTTCGATCTCATTCACCTGGACGATATTGACCGGCAATATTGCCGCCTCCAGTGCTTGAACGATGTTGTCAATCGTCACACCGGATTCCGCCGTAGTTCCTTCCATGATCCCGATTGCGTGACTCGTCAGTGTTCCATCCATGCCGAATTCTGCGGTTACGGTCATTCCTCCCAACGCGCCGAGAAGTGCATTGGCAAAAGAGAATCCGAAGGTCGCTGATCCATCACCGTTAAGTGATGCGGTAAGCAATGGCGCATTGGTCGAGAATCCAAACGTTGCAGGAGCACCCGCAGCGGGGACAGTTGATACAAGCCCGCCCGTAGCAACAGCAGTGAATCCAAATGAAGGTTCTGGTGGGGTAGTTTCCAGGGCCTTGCCACCTAGAATTGTTCCCGTATCGGTGAAGCCAAAATTAGCTCCACGGGAACTAATCATGCCGGCCTTCTGCGGCATCATCCAACCCTTGTCGACGTACCCCATTGGCAGGCCGACTTTGTCGTCCGTGATCCCTTCCCCTGCTGTCAGATTGCGGATTCGACCTGTTTGCGAGAAGTTCCCCTGTAGCGCAGATGGGTAGGCGCTAAGCGATGCCACCGCTCCGAAATACTGCATCCCGGATGAGGCAAACTGATAGCCGTTGCAGAGCAGGGCCATCAGAGCAACTCCGCAGCCTCGGGAAATCCGGCGTCAATCAGCTTCTGCCGGTCTATCTCCTTCTGTGCTTCCACGATCAGATTGGCAAGGGTGAATGTGTTGCCCTGCCACTGCGCGAAGTCCTTGACCAAATCCAGTATCTGCCTATCCACAATCAGCCTCCGTAGCCGTAGTCGAAGTCGACATTGACCGTACCTGCCGAAGTCGTCGCGCCCGTCTGGAACAGGAGGAATTGCAGATTGCATCCGTCCTTGATCTGACGCATCGACGGCATGGCATTCACCAAGTCCATCTTGTTGTAAAGGCCCGTCGCCGGCAGCGGTAGCGTCCAGAGCGGCTTGCACAGGCCGATGATCACCGTGCCCGACGCATGAGCAGTGCCGGCCCATGTCAGCGTTTCAATGTCGGACACGCCGGTATCGCCAGCAGCCAACGGCAGGAACGGGTTGTACTTGTTTGCAGCAGCGCCAGTATTCAGCAATCCGCCCACCGGAACCGATGCGGTAGAAGTGAATGATGTCGTGTTATGCGACACTCCTGCCGTATTCTTGTACGCAACGATGCAGGTCGGAGCATTGGCACCGAGCGCTGTGTCTGCTGCGACGAACATTCGCAAACCTGCACCATTGGGGTAGCGATCACCTTTCGAGACTGTTGCTGCGATTGGCGTCATGGTCACCGTCTTTGCACCCGTACTCGATACGTTCGCGCCGGACAGCGGGACGAAGCCTACAAGGTCAATCGCCATGATGTACCACGGCGCACCCGCCGCAGCGACAGCACAACCACCGGCAGTCAGGAAATGCTTGGTCGCCGTCGATACATCACCGCCCGTGTAGATCGTACCTTCCGACCACGTGTCGTCCGTCGGTACGTAAGTCAGGTCTGCGCCGGTAAAGGTCGCAGCAGGTGGATACCCTGCATGTCCTGCCAGCAGAGTCCATGCGCCGGCCAACTGAGCGGCAGCTAGGGTCTTGGTCGTTGTGACCGTGTCACCCTTGCCATTGACGGTCAGTTGTGTGATTAAATCATCTTGGCTGGAGAACCCCATGTCAATACTCCTTCAGTTCCAAACAGTTTCGAGAGTGCCGACCAGCATGGACGACGCGAGTGATCCCGCTGTTCCCTCGGCAAAGAAATTCAGCACAGCACCGTCCTTGATCTGCGGAGCGCCTGCTGCGTGAATCAACGACATGAATTCGTCTGCTGCACCATAGGCAACACCGGTAGTCGTCCGACATTCCTGCGTGACATATCCGTTGAACAGCGGCTTGACAATCACCAGCGCCATCAGCCCACCACCGGCAGCAGTGAAGGTCACGGACTCAATAGACCTGACGCCCGTATCGCCGAGTTGTAAGGCGCAGTACGGGTTGTACGATGCGCCCGTTCCATTGGCCGACACCACTTGACCGCCACCCGCCACCGCAAAGGTGTATGTGTTCTGGCTCACCCTGCCTGCCACACCGTCTTGATTGGTATAGGTGAATGTGAATTGTCCTGTGGTCGAAGCGGCAGACTGAGCAACCGCAATCACCCGCCCGCTGGTATAGCGCGGCAGCGGGACTGTGTTGTCCATCAACTGCTCTTCGCCGATAGCGTCCGTGTCGATGAAAGGGTAGTAGAGCAGGTAGTCACACAGCACCAACCGCTGACGAGCATTGACCGCCGTAGTGGTGTTTGCTGTCATCACCATCATGGACTTCAGATGCTGCGTAGCCGGGGAAACAGTCGGCACATAGATGCCGCGTGACGCTTCAACGAGCGCAGCGACAGATGGCGACGAGGCGTAGAAGTTCGCTGCAGGACTGCCAGCAAAATAACTGTAGTCGATCCATGCATTTGTCGTTGTGGCCGCCGATGCTACGGCCTTTCTGAATTGCGTGATCCAACACTGACCGAGAAGATCAGCGTTGGCGAACTCGCTGACGGTTGCAAATCCAGACATCTTAGGTTGCCGTCACGCTCAAAGCACCGATAGCGAACTGCGGCTGGATGCCGGACGAGACATTGAGCGTTGCACTCAGCGCACCGGAGATCATCATGTTGACGGCGGTCGAACGGGCTGGACCGGTATCCACTACAGCAAAGTGCGTGATGGCCGAAGTCGACCCCGTACATGCCGGGAACTGGATCAGGTCTGCGTTGGTGAATGGATTGCCCGCGCCAGTCCATGCCGTCGCCTTGGTCAGCGCAACACGGGCATAGGACGTATAGTTGGACTCCTGCGCCAGCGATGCAGACTCGCCGGGGTCGCCCTCAAACAGCGCAAGGTATTGGGTTGCTCCAGCGCGGTACGCGGGATCAGTGCCTTGCAAGAAGGCGGCAAGGGCGGCAATTTCGGTAGTGTCGGACATTGACATAATGTTTACTCCATTGGGGTTTCAACAGACTCCATCAAGTAAGACCCATCCTGCTGTCTTACCGCTCGGCCTTGCTTGGACACTTGGCCCTTTCCATCGACTTGTACAGGCACCGTGATGTTGATCGGCTGCTGCATCGAAGCAACGGCTTGCAAGATTGACGCAACATCCATCTGCGGCTCGGCAGGCTCAGCGGGTTCGGCAGGTTCCATTTGCTGCGATGCCTGCATCGTTTCATTGACGTGTTGCACGGCTTGCTGTTCCTGTAACTGCAATTCCATATCGGCAATCTTGTAGTTCAGGTTCAGCGCATCTTGCGCGGCCTTGATTTCAGTGGCTTGCGATTCCAGCGCGGCCTGTTGCGCCTTCAATCCGGCTTGTTGCGCAGCAACAGTGAGTTTCTGGTTCTCTTGCCGCAACCGTTCAATCTCGTCCGCAGCGACGTTGATGGCTTCGTCCTTCTTACCAATGATCTGCTCGGCCTGCATCTTGACTTGTGCGACTTCCGGCGAGGATTCTTTCTTCGCTTCTTCCGCAGCTAGTACCGGAGGCGGCAGCAGCAGTTTCGAGCGTTCAGCAAACCGCTGCGCTTCCGGCCAGTCCTGTGCCTCTGCGATCAGGTCGCCATGCGTCTGCCACATCGTCGGATCGGCTTGCGCGAGTGCCAGCATTCCAGCGGCGGAAACCTGCCTGCTGGTCTGGTAGGACGGGCCAACATCAACAACAACGTCATAGACGCCGACGCCGATATTGAAGATGGAATTCGGCCCCTGCAATACCGATGCTCTTTTCAGAGACGGATCGAGTTTCACGGTCTTTGCTTCTCCGTCCAAACCTAGAATACGCACAGTTCGCGGCGTATCCAACACCTTCGGCGCAGCAGAAATAAGGTAGCGACCTGCCGAGCGAATCGCCCTTGCCAAGTTGTCGTGGTAGTGGAAACTCGAAACATCGCCCTTGCGAGCTTGCTCCTGTTCCTGCACTCCGCTTGTGGCGTTGCCCTTTTTTCCGATGGACGCTGCGTACATGCCAAGCGAGGTCTGCACCCCATGTTCGGCCTGTGACATGACTTGCGCGAAACCTGCCGGAACATCGGAAGGGTTCTGACGCTGCGGTGGGGGCAATGTCTTACCGTCGAGACTGACAGGGCGATAGTGCTGTACCCGCACACTTCGCGTGCCGTCCCACTCGTCCTCGTACCCTGCGGTTTGCCCTTCGGCGGCGATCCACGGTGCTTCCGGCGACTGTCCGACACGCTCGGCAAATGCCGTCTGCGCGTAGTCGTACAGGAGTTGGGCATCCTTCGACTTGTGAATCATCGACTGGCGGATTACCTTGCCGTCGACGTTATG